CGGCGCACTAACTTCGGGTTCCGATACAGCCGTTGCAATCGGTTCCGGCGCGGGGTCAACTACCGCTAGGTTTTCTTCTGACATTTTTGATTCCATAGAATCCCTGGTGATCGCACCAGTACGGGGTTAAGGACTTAGTGCTGCCACCTTGTCCTGAAATGCTTTAATTCGTGCTTCCAAAGCGGCGCGGTCTTGTGCTACTGCGGTTTCCGCAGCGGCAAGTTTGTCTTGACGAACCGCAATATTTGCTTCTTTGTCTGTTAGCTTCTTTTCCCAAGCCGCCAATTCAACAGTTTTGGCGGCAAAATCGGCGGCAAAATCAGCCGCTGCTTTGGTTGTTTCAGCATTTTTTGTTTCGGCTGCATCAGCTTTGGTTTTGGCTGTTGCCAGCTTGTCTTTGGCTTGCGCCAACATATCATCAGCTTGAGATTTTGCTTTTTCCAACGCAATTTTGGCTTCATCACGGGCGGCAAGCGTTTCTGCTACTGCATTTAGCGCGCCTTGACGTTGAGCCAATTCAGCTTGCAAATTGACTAGCGTAGTCAACTCATTAGGCAATTGATTCTTGATGTAGTCAATTAAATTAGTGTGGTTCATAGAACCACCGTCACCGTGAAAGTCCATGATGCAATCCTTTAGGTGTAGTAGGTAATGTTCAACTTGGAACTGGCCGACTGTTCAATAAATTTTATGGCTGTCAAATCGCCATCATATTGAAGCGTTACGCCAGCCGCAAGCGGCATTCCTACAGACGCGGTGGGCGCTACTCCATCATCACGCCACCGTACAGCTTGAGTTTCGGGCGTAATAATAGCAATTGCTGGACGGCAATTCAACCCGTTTACGTCCGTGGTAGGGACTGTTAGGCTTGTTGCAGAACTTAAAGAAGTGATCTGCTGATACCCCAAACGGCTGGTGATAGCTTTCAAATTAAGTGACATCTAGAATCTCCTACGCTCGGTAAAAGAGCGAATTTCAATGAACAGTTGAAGAATAGCAGAATTTGGGGCATTTTCAAAAAATACGCCGCCAAAAAACGCACCAAAGAAAAAATCGCTGTTAACCCCGCTGAAAAAATCACCGGCAAAAAATGTGCCGCCAAAGAAATTCAACTTGCTTGCCTTTCGGCTTGATCGGCTATTGCTGCTTCGTAAGCAGCAAGCTCTTCTCCTTCCAGTTCAATTTCCTTGACCTCGCCGGTTTGGACGTTGACTTCAATTCGTGTAGGTGTAGTCATAGTGTTACTCGTACAGGATATTTACTTTACCAGCGTCAAAAGTGTTTGTCCCAGTTCGTGTCAAACGCACTGCGGTTAACGTACCAGATAATGCAATTGATGAATTTGAAAAAGAACTAACAGTCGTTGCGTTATATCCAGTATATGTAGCTATCCAAGTATTAGTAGTAGAGTCTAAAAGAACAATAGTCATAATACCAACAAGGGCATTTGAAGCAGTAAAATTTTGTATTGGTATACCTGTTCCTGGCTGTGAAGAAGCAGATGTTGGGGTAGTCGTAAGGCTTTGTGAACCACCAGAATACCCAGAAGTAACATAAGTTGGAGTTGCTCCATATCCAAGTTGGATAAGTGGCCCATCTGTTCCAGATAGAGAAACACCAGCAAAAGTTACTGTTATACGCTTTACCCAACTTGGCAAACTTGTAAAATCTACAGTTGTTTGGTTTGTCAGCGTGACCGCTGTTCCATTGGTGATTTTTGATACCCAAGCCGCAGTAGAACCATCAGAAAACAAAACTTGCCCATTTGTGCCAATTGGCAACCGAGTTGCGCTGTTTGTTCCATTGCCAAGAATTAAGTCTCCGGTAGTGGTTATGGGAGACAGCGCATTAAAACCAGCGGATGCTGTAGTCTGACCTGTGCCGCCATTAGCAATTGGAAGCGCTGTTCCCGAATAGGCAATAGCCAGTGTTCCGCTAGTGGTAATTGGGCTGCCGGTTATAGACAGAAACGCGGGGACAGTAGCCGCTACAGATGTAACTGTTCCTGAACCGCCGCCACCAGAAGCGGCAATGGTTTGATTGGGCCAAGTTCCAGTAATTGTGACATTGGTTCCCGCTACCAACGCGGGTGTAGTTGTACCAGTCCCGCCATTAGCAACAGCCACAGTTCCTGTGACGTTAGCGGCAGTGCCTGTGGTGTTTTGGTTTAGCGTTGGTACATCCGCAACTTGAATCGCTGACAAAGTGGCATTTGTGCCGTCAGAACGTAGGTAGTAACCCGAAGTTTGTGTGCCCGTAAGCGCAGTAATGGCGGCGGCAGCTGTAGTCTGCCCAGTGCCACCATTGGCAATCGGAAGCGCCGTGCCGGAATAGCTAATTGCAAGCGTTCCGCTGGTGGTAATTGGGCTGCCGGTAACGGAAAGAAAAGACGGAACAGTAGCTGCTACCGACGTAACCGTACCTGAGCCGCCGCCAGAATACTGCGGGATGTTCAATGTATTGCTTACAAACGTAGCCGCGCCTGATGTTCCTGTAGTTGTTAGCGTGATTGGTGCTTGGTAGTCAGTTCCAGCAGACGCGGCAGAAATTGCAGTGCCGTTGCCTTTCAAAACGCCGGTAATGCTAGTCGATAGGGTGACGGCTGGCGTTGTGGTTGCATTGGCTACAGTGCCCGCAAACCCATTAGCAGAAACAACAGACACTGATGTGACTGTGCCAGACCCGCCACCGGAAGCGGCAATGGTTTGGTTAGGCCAAGTCCCAGTAACTGTAACATTTGTCCCCGCCACCAAACTTGGAGTAGCTGTCCCCGTGCCACCATTGGCGACATCCAAAATGCCCGCAAATGAATGCGTAGCGTCCCAAGCAGCCGCACCTGTCGCGCTGAACGAAGCGTCGGCGGCTGTTGAGTGCGTTACGGTAATGGTCATGCCAAGAAGCGCAGTTTATACAAGGTTGATAGATACAACTCGACAATGTTGTCAATCAACTGCTGGAGAGAGGAATCGGACTTGTCTACCACTTCGTAGCGGCATTTTTCAATGTCATCCAGTTGCCCTTGCAGAAAATCAATGATGTTGGCTGTCTTGGTAGCTGAGTGCAGCGTGATCGGCCCCATTAGGCCATGCCGACCTTGGTAGGCTTCGGCAAACGCATCAGCATGGTCAATGATGCTGTCGTAAAAGGTGTTTAACGCAACGTGCTTGGAGTAGCTGCGCGTGTTCAGATGGACGCTATGCGCCACATCACGGGCGAGGAATAGCATTCCTACAAAATCGGCGGCTTTGTACATCATTGGGGCATTCCTTGTTGTTCCATGCCTTCCATTGGCATCTCAGGGCCGGTATCCATGTCGCGCCCAGGCATCTCGTTAACTAGGTCGCCAGATGTAATCATGCCATGCACCGTTCCCAGCACAACGTCTTGAATCTGTTCAAACGTCATACCGGCTTGCACCGCAGCAATTCGCTGAGTCTCAGCCTGGTACGCCTTCACTTGCGCCTCAAAGTCCTTGCGGTGCATATCCTGCATCTCAATGGATTTGCCCGCATTAATAATCATCTGGTGCATCTGCTCCATCTCTTGGCCCATCGCTTGGATCTGCTGCTCGGCCTGCTGCAACTCAGGCGGCTTGTCGCCGTCCTGCATCAGCTTGGGATCAATAGTCTTTGCAAAACGCTTCGCCATTTCTTGAGCGCCCGGCCAGTCCATGTTCTTCACAAACAGATCACCGGCCACTTGCCACAATTGCGGGTTGCCTTGCAGCAACTGCGCCATCGCTTCCAGTGCCTCTTGGCGCTTGGTTGCGTAGCCTGGGCCGGTGGTCACCACAACGTCGTACTTACCGACGCTAGGGTTGTAAATCTTGTCAATCACAATGCCTTCTTGGTTGACAATCTTCTTGACCGGCTCGGCTTGCATCGGGTCAATCTTGACCATATCGGTTTCACCGTCCTCGCCAATAATCCGCGCCACCCGCTGAGTGTCGTAAATCTTGGGGATCAGGTCAACCAATTGGCGGGTAATGTGACGCACGCCGCGCGCTAGGTTGTCGCCGTAGTGGTAAGTACCTACATCGCCCTCACGCTGACGCGCAAGAATCGCCTTTCCTGAGCGTTCGTTGGAACTCATGCCCAAACTGGCGTTGTATTGACCTGTTGACGATTTTATGTCCTCGGACGCGCCAGCCTTGGCTTGCAGCAGCCCGCTGGAGGCCATCGGCGGCTGGGCGCGCTGCGGTAGGGGCAGAATGCTGCCAGAACCGTCTGTAACGTCAGGATTGACCTCTAAATACGGCCAGTTGGTCGTGTTTGCGGTCTTCCACTGGGTCTCGTAGCCCTCAAACTGACCGCCATAGCCAATAAATGGCGCTTTTGGAGCCAAAGCCAGCATTTCTGCCTCTTGTGACACCCAATAGTTGTACATTCGTTGCGCGTCTTTGGCATTTCGCACAATTCCAGACACATACAGACGCCCGTCAACCTCAAATTCATTGCCAACAATGCGGACAACGGGAATGTACTTTCCCGCCCACTCGCGTTCTTCCAGTATTTCGTACCCGTTGATCTTGCAATACTTGATCCGGCAACGGTCAGACTCTCGTGATTTGGTCGGCTTGCCAAACTGGCTTTTCAGCATCTTGTCTTCGGGTGTATCGGCAAACGCCGTGATGTTCCCTGGGTACAAATTCAACGTTTCGCGGTCATAGTCAACGTAGTAGTAGTCCGCAATGCGGATCGTATCTTCGTTGAGCCATTGAGACAGATTCTGGTCACCGACGCCCAGCGACTGCAAGGTCGTGATAGGCGCCGAATCAGGATACATACGCTCATAGTCGGCTTTCGTAATGTCTTCGGTGATGAAACACCACTTGGCATCAGACCCGCACGGGTCTTGGATTGTCGGATCCATATAGACGCTAAAACTGTTACGGATGCGCCCTATCTTGATATCCTGGTCAAAGGTATCGTCGTCGCAGTATTCCGTCAGGATGCGGATGTAACCTTCGCCGTAGGAGACCTGGTTTTCGCAAGCGGTGTCGTAAGCGACATCTGCGTCGGAGATGTACTCAATGTGCCTGACCATGCCATTGAAAATTTCGGCGACTGCAATGTCGGCCTTGTCGTCGGCAGGAATAACCTTGCCACTTGGGCGGTTTTGGCGTTGGTCATTGGTTACTTGCCGCACGTGCTGCGGCAATTTGTTGATTGTCAGGCACGGGCGAGCGTTAATTGTCTGGCCCTGCACCGCGCCGCGAGTCGCCAGCACATCGGCAGGCCACTGCCAGTGGTTGTCTGGGCTGCCAGCGTAGAACTTCAGATCGTCAATCTCATCCTCGCGGGACTCAGACAGCGCCCCGATAGCCATATCCAGACGGCTGCGGGCAGTCGCCAAGATATCGGAACTGTCGTTCTTCTTGCCACCACCGTTGGCGACATTGCCTACTGCTACCATGCCGGTGTAATCAGCCATTATTTCTTACCTTTTGGCATAGGCTTTTGCGCTTCGCGCTTAACCGAATATGCAATTGCAACTGCCTGCTTCACCGGCTTACCGGCGGCAACTTCAGCCTTCACGTTTTTACGGAAAGCCTCGGGTGTTTTGGATTTGACAAGTGGCATTACTTACCTCTCATGTAGGCTTTAAGATCTTGTTCCATTACATCATGCATTCGCTTTTCTGCTTCCAATGCTTCTGGCACAGATTTATACGTTGGAAACTTAATTCCAGAACGTATGGCAAAACGCATTGCATCAGGCACTTCTCTTACCGATCCACCCCAATATGTAGGTAATATCATAGCCCCATTGTCGGTGTCAACAACAGAACCCATAAAAGTGGTCATGCCGCCATCATCATGTTTTAAAGCGCTTCCCGTTAGCAAATTTTGCCGATGATAATTCAACGCGGCTTGTTCTTCCGGCGAGAATTTATCAATGTTGGGAAGCTCTAAAGCGGGCATTACTTCTTCTTCGCGGTCTTGGCAGAATCTTTAAAATCTTTGGCGGTAGGCGCGTTTTTGCTGCCAACTTTGTTCATTTTCTCGCCAGAGCCAGCTTTAATGCGTGCTTGCTTGGCGTGAATGTTGGCATAAAGCCCTGGTTTAGTAGCCATTTTAAGACCCCATCCATGAAGTTGAGACGCTGTTGCCCTGCAAGTTTATGCGCCGTACAGGCTCAGTATACTCGCGGTGGGCCACGGGAAACGCAAACGTCACGCATATAGCGTCCGCTGCGTCGGGCGATGCAAGACCGCGAGATTTCATTTCTTTCTTGCTCTCCAAGAAAATAGTTCCACGTGAATCAGGCTTCATCATAGGCGAAATCAAGTCCGTCTTCAAGAACCTGTCGCTTGGGATACTAGCAGATTTCAGCCACTCCCTCATCTCACCCCACATCTGCGCCCGCATATTGCCGTACATGATGGGGTTCTTGGCCTTGTTGCCAAAATTGACCCCCTTGATCTTGTACCTCTGTTCTTTGAGCCGGTCAACAATCCCCGCGCCCAGCCCGCCTTCGTCGATGACTACCAGCGTTGGCTTGTACTCTTCTATCGCTTCAATGACGTGCCCGACCACCGTCATAGTGTCGTCGCCCCGATACCGCGCTATGTTGACAATATCCCGCCCCTGCCGCACGGCGATGACCGTTGCGTCCGCGCCGAACCGCGCCGGGTCAACGCCGATGATGATGGGTGCGCTCAAGTCCTTGTACTTCTCTCGCTTCATGGCCGCGTCTACCACATCTGCTGGTATGAACTGGTCATCCCCCGCGTTGGGGAACATACCGTACACCTCGACGTGCGCCTGCGCCGACTCCGGCCCGTACTCTTGGATGATCCGTTCGTACACCTGCTTGTCCGTACCCTCAACCGTGCGCGCGTCCACCACCTTGGTCTTCCAAAAATCCCGTTTGCTGTTGAACGCCTCGTAGAAGTACCCCGTGTTGCGGCGCGGGTTGCTGAACGCCAGCCAAAACCGGTTGGGCGTGTTTTCCGTGAAAAACCCGCTGGTCACCGCCCAGATGCTGTCGTCAATACCGCTGGCTTCGTCGAACACCACCAGCACCCCGTCAAAGTTATGCACACCCGCGTAAGCGTCAGGATTTTCCGCTGACCAGAGCCGCCCTTCGACGCCCCAGTAGCGCGTGCCCTTTTTCAAATCGCGCTCGACCAGTTCGGTTAGCCACTTGGCGGGCATCAGCCGGGTGGCCGAGACCTCAAACCAGTGACTGTTGAGCGCCATCGCCAGCCACTTGGTAATTTCGGCCCAGGTGATTGACCTGAGTTGGCTTTCTGAGTTAGCCGAGATGATGGTCGTCGAGCCGATCCGCGTGGACAACATCCAAATTGTGATCCAACTTACTAAGGCCGACTTGCCAATACCGCGCCCGGACGAGATGGCCTCTTGCAGCACCGCGTAGTCCACTTGGCCCTTGTTGGCCTTGATGTGTTCGGCGATGTCTTGCAGCACATCGCGCTGCCACTTGCGCGGCCCTTTGAAGTTTTCCAACGGCGTGCCCTTGACACCCCACGGAAACGTGAGCATTACGAAATTGAGGGGGTCGTCCTTGATGCGCGGCGTCCACAGACGCGCCATCAATTCTTGTTCGTCTTCAGCGCTGTATTTGGTCGACTGCATCAATGACCTCTATGACACGCAACTCGGCTTCATGCAGCGCTTGCGTGATGGATATACGTTGGTCGATGTCAACCGAGATGGACTGCTTGGCCACCCAACCGTGCTGATGCTTGAGGATTTCCAGCGCTGCCTTAGCGTCGCCTTCGCGCGCAGCGTTGTGCAAGATGTTGGCCATCTCGCGTTCGCCGTCGGCTTTGCCTTTGATTGCGGCCATCTCGGCCAGTGGGTCAAGTTGGCATAGTTGGCGGTACTCATCGGGTCGCAT